AGGAACATTAGTTAGTCCTGTTCCACCATCTGCTACCCCAAGAGTTTCTCCTGTCTTAGGATATACATAGATACCATCAGCAACGGGGATAAAGCCCCATGTGCCTCTTATAGTAGGTCTATTGATTAAAAGAATAGCACAACCTACTAAATCACTACTTCCCTTTAAAGAAGCCCCTGTATTGATAGTTAAATCGTTTAATTGTAATCTTGTTGCTTGTGTTATTTTAGCCCAAGCACCCGCACCATCAACGGAAGCATCTAAAACTATTTTATGAAATGTAAATACACAGCCATTAAATTGAGGACTGCCAGAAGTAGGCATAGTAAACCCAGAAGTCATGGCTTGAAAAGTCCACTCTGCATATCCACCATTAAAACCTGTATTGTTTGTCGCAAATTGAGTTTGCCCCGCAAAATCAGAAATCCATTTTTTGTTTCTATCATTAGTTGTTGGTGTTGCAGAAGCCGGTTCAAATGTCACTCCACTATTAACTGTAAGAGATAAAAACTTAACTTGGTCTGTCTTAGTATTAGAAGTCGCAATATAATCTGGAGTATGAGACCCATTTGCTAAAATAATCTGTGGGTAAATACCAGAATCATAAGTTATTTGCGAAGAACCATTCATTGTATAAGTAATAGATGTTCTTGATATAGCATCTCTAAAAGGACTATCATCACTATCGTAATTCATTACTATATGCGATTTATTGCTATTATATGGGGGAGTGCCACTAAATGTAAGTGTGTAAGGATTAGAAGCACTTATCTGTCCTGTGACTGCTATACTAAGACCTCTAAGGGCAATATTTGATGCTATTTCTAATTCAAATAAAAAGTCACTATCTACTTGAATAATATCAACTGCTAATATATTCCACACACAAGAAGCAGTTGCTTTGCTATTAAAAATGGCAGTATCGCCAGAAGTAGGAACAGTTGCCGGAGTCCAATTAGACGCAGTTGAAGCATCTGTTGATGTTCCACCAAGCCATTCATAAGTTGCCATATCTATACCGCCTGTCTGCTATCTGATGAATCAGAATAATATGCAGAGCCAGCCGCTTCACTTATTTGTGCAAGAAGTCTATTTGCTTGGTTTTCAAATGACCTTAGTTGTGCTTGTAATCTTATGTCTTGCTGTCTCTGCTCATTCTCTGGGACATAAGATGGGATTGTGTCAATCATAACTCGCAGACAATCAACACAAACTAAAAATTTAATCGCAGATTCTTTTGAAGTAGTATCTACTCCAACTAATTCTGAAAGTCCGTATAAACTATCATCTCTTGATATTTTATTTACTTCATTGGTTCTAATAGTGATGTATTCACTAATAGTGGCTTCATTAAGACCTCGTGGTCTATTTAGCAAATCACGAATCTGACTTGTCGTTATCGCCATCTGCCTTCACCTTCTTACTACTTTTCTTCTTAGGTGTAGTTGTCTTTTTAGGCTTTGCTTTTGGCTTTTCTTCAACAGGTTCTGTATAAGTTTCTGTTTTAGGAACATCAATTACAGTAAACCTTTCTTCATAAGGCGCACGACCTAAAAACCACATAGCCTTTGATTTAAATACATCTCTTGCGAAATCGCTATTTGGAATCCATACGGCTACTCCCATTGGTATTTCAACAGGTAGTTGCTTTTTAGCATACCATCTGCTTTTTACCCTTCTGAATAGGTAGCCATGACCTTCTTGCCATGTGTTTAGTCTGTGCATCATAGCATCATAAGAATCCTCTTTAGGAAGAGGAATGTTCTTATCCTTCAATGCTTTCGCTACTGCCGCTTTCGACTTCATCTATTACCATCTCCAATTCTTTTTCTGGGGAAACCCACGAGGATTTCTTTTTCTTAGAAGGGCTTTTCTTAGGCTTTGCTTCTTCAAAAGTAGAGCATACTGCTCTAACTTGTTTGCGACTCTCCTGTTCCGAGACCAATTTGGCCTCATCATCACTAAGAGGTCTGCCAAGTATTCTTTCAGCGTAGCCTAAGAAAAACTCTGTCAAATCGCTCAATCAAACACCACCTTAAGCGGAGATGTTTGTTATTGTGCATATACGACTGTTTTTACCTGCGCTTCCACCGTCTTCGTGAACGACACAGCCCATGTAGCCTGTGAGCATCCAATCGTAGCCGACACCCGGAATACGGGTTAATTCAGTTTCTTGGAATCCATCTCCGTTGTATTGGAAGAACTCTGCGGTCTCTGAACCCGGAATAAGTAGTAGTGCAGTATCAGCAAGTCTTGAGTTTCTACTGTAATAGATAGTCAAGTTGCCCATTCTCTTCAAATGGTCAGCCAAAGATTCTACAACATTTCCGTAAAGTGTAGTCTGCAACAAAACATTTCGGTGCTTGGTTGGAACGATTAGAGCCATTGGCTCGTTGCCAGATACTCTTCCGTTCTCGAAAATCTTATCCATAGCGTTTAGAATGTTTGCTTCTGCATCTCCAGATGCTGTGTCCCATTCGCTACCACCGCCAACAGTGACAGTTTGGTCTGCACCGTTAATTAGTGATTGAAGAATTAGGTCGTCAATAACATCAGCCATGTTTCTTACGATAGCCAATTGCTGTCTGTCAATGTTTTCCCATGTCTCGCCACGAAGTAGTGTAGAGTCAAGGAAGATACACCTACCTTGTCCTTTCTTCAAGTGAACAGAGTAGTTGCTTGTTCCAATCTTGGTTGGGTCAGCAGTAGCGTTGTCAGCAAGTGGATAGGAGAATGTTCCATCGGTTCCTGTATACCATGTGAACTCTAACCATCCGACTCTTCGGACACCTACAACTTGTGTTCCAACAGCAATCAGAGTAGATTGTAGTTGAATGAAATCTCTTAGGGTTTGCTCTAATACAGCGTCTGCTTGGCTAAATGGGCCAGCCGCCGCTTCAACAGTCAAAATTTGTTCTAATGTGTTATTCATATTTTTCATCTCCTTATTTTTTTATCTCCATTAAGCAGTAGCCGCCCCAGCAGTTGCTACCGGAATTAAATCGCCATCTGCTGTGGTGACGACACCTTCTCCTACATATACTCCAACAAGTTTTCTTGCGGCGGAGTTATCATCATCGTAAGCGAAACCATCATTAACTGATGTGGTTCCAGCATATACTTTTAGACCTGTTGTGTAAGTTTGTCCTGTCTTGGATGCAATCATGATTACTCCACCGACAGGGTAGTAAGAAATAAGACCGCCAGCCACAAGGCCGGAAGAATCTCTTTCTGACTCGTCAGCAGAAATACCGATAACTACATCTCCTTCTGCGGCAAGTTTTACTTTGTTATTAACTGAATCGTTTGTCAAACATAGTCCAGCCTTTGTGACTGTGACTCCGCTTGCCAAAGTCGCGTTTCTTGGTGTGCTTAGTGCTGTCATATTTTTTCATCTCCTTAAATTAGGTGTTTCTCCTTTGCTTCTACATATGTAGGTGCTTTCATGTCAAACTCTGGGTGAGTCTTATTCCACGCAGAAGCCCAGACATTGAAAGCCTTTTCATAAATTGCTTCGGGAGTATTTAGTTTGCGACCATTTAGGAAGTTTGCGACTACATCTTCTGATACAGGTCTGCTAACTTCTGTGGTCTCTGTGGATGCTTTGATAGGTTTCATTTCAACCGCAGGTTTGCTTGATTCCCATGAAGCGATTAGGCTTTCAAGGGATGAGGAAGGTAGGTCTTCGTGACCAGACATTCCAAGAGAAGTTGCCTTCTCAACAAGTGATGCACGGACTTCTTCTGCCTTTGCTTCTTCTGCGGCTCTGATTTCAGCCAATTCGTTTTCACGCTCTGCAAGTGAAGCCTTTAGAGCCTCAATTTCAGAAGCGTAGTCTGGGGTCTCAACGACCTCTTCTGCTACATTTTCAACAACCTCTTCGGATGCCTCGATACTGATTTTATTTTCGTCAGTCATGATATTCACCTTTTCGGTATTCACTCCATTATCGTCTTGACTAATAAAGGATTCGTCTTGAGCAACCTCCATCATAACTTTTTCAACTGTATTAATTACTGCCCGTTTGTATGCAGGTCTGTGAACAATAGCCAGATGGTCAAACTTGAAATCGCTTTCAAATGTCATAACTGTTGAACCATCTTTGTGTTGTGTGACCATGTCTGGTATACCTGTTCCGCCAATGCTTACACCATAACCTTCTCTTAGCCAAAGCCCAGATTCAAGAGCCTCGAACAATTCTGGCCTGTGGACTTCTGCTTTGAAGCCCACTTCCCAGCCTTGTTCGCTATCAACAATAAATGCTTCTGTGACAATACCTACAACTGCATCTTCGACTCCACCGTTCATGTTTCTTTTGAAACGACCATTTTCAGAAGGTGGATGATTTAAAGTTAAATCAGCACCATACATCTGTGATACTGCTAATTCAGCACCTGCTCTTGTTATTTGCCAACCATTTTTGTTTATTCCATCGTGGAATGCTATGCCTGTAATCCTAACAACTTGCCTTCCGGTTGATGCTTCAACTATAATTTCGTCAACCTTTACATCAACATCTAATTCAAATGCTACTTTTACACACATACCATTTCTCTTTTCATATCCATTCTGGCATTCGCCATCTGTATGATAAGATGCTTCTTCCATAAATTCATGGTCTTGATGAGCATCCATACATTCCTGTGTAGAGAAACCCATTTCTTCGCATCTTGACATAAATTCATCGTGTGACTCATTGTTCTTTGGGGATGGCATAGAATGTTCATCTGCTTCGTAAGAACCACAGCCACCGCAACCACAATCGCAACCCATGTCATTATATGACGCATAAGGTGTTTTATTAAACTCACTACCTTCGACTTTTGACCCACTTCTCCATTGATAGCAAGACCAATAGCGGGCTTTCCATTTTGGGCCGGGATTATCGCAATTGTGACGACTTCGGAAGTTTTTGCGTCTTTGAGGGTCGTCACGCTTAATTTCCATGTTAGGGTCGCCGAACCTTACAATCACTACTGTTCCCTTTTCATTCTTAGTGTATACTGCAAACTTCTTTGGGCCATCTGGTGTTCTGAAAGGTTTGTTTAGTTTAACCTTTCTGCCTTGATATTCTGCGGCACTAAAAATTTCATCATCCCAATCTTCGTAATCTTCTTCGCTACTACCTCTTGGGTGTGATTTAGGCAGTAAGTCGTTGTCTTGCTTGTAATTTGGATTGGAAGGTCTTCCATTTCGCAAAAGGTAAAGGAATGCTTTGACTCTTGCGATACCCCAGCCTCCTCTTGACATATTGGGTGCGTGAGTGCGACTAAAAGCACCAGCACCCCTACGAAAGACTGTCTTTAGCATTCCCATGCTTGCTCTGCTTCCTTTACCTTTGTCTGCTACTTTCGCATTGTGTTCTGTCATCATCTTTTGCAGACGAGACTCTGTCTCTTTGCTAATCTGAATGCTATTGTTTGGTTTTTTAGCAGAGCCGGGAGGATTCTTTTTTGAGCCTTTCCTACGCTCACTTGGTTTTGCAGGTGTCTTTCGTGGGTCGTTTTTGCCCGGTCTGCCATACTGCAAAGCACTTAATTCTTGTCTTGCGTCTGGGTCGTTTTTGCGATACCATTCAATAAATTCTTCTTCCGTCTTGCCCGGAAAATACATAGGTGTGCCATCAGCCATACGAGATTCATGTATTTCGCCATCCATTCCTATTTCTTCAGATTTCTTTCTTGCGCCTTCTGGGTTAGAGAAGATATAATCTTCCATCTTAGCAGTAGCGTCTTTTCTTTCGTAATAGGAATTACATACTGCGGCTCTCTGTTGCGGGTTGCCAAATTCATCAACCATCTTATCATCTCCCATACATCGAGACATGAAATCTTCTTTACTTTCTCCTTCTTGCGGGTCTGGCATAATATCACTTCTTCTTAGGTTCTAATGTCTTTACAGATAAATTCCCACGCAATTTATCCATCTCTTGTGAGTGGTCTTGTGCTGATTTAGCCATCTCATGTTCGTGAGCCTGCGCTAACTTTTCAATTTCAAGACTATGTTGTTGCTTTGTCTCACACATACTTCTTTCGTGGTCTAATTCAGTTGGCATACTGTCAACTTCGACTGTCTGCTCTGTTTCCCACATTCTTAGTAGTGTCTGTAAAGCAGGTGCGGCTGTTCCGCCAATAATCGCTATCAGTGCGATGAAACCATCAAGATTCATAAGGACAACATCTGGCTTCCATATACCCATACCAACAACTGCACCGCAAGCCATAAGCCATAGATAAATTACAGGTAATACTGTTCTTTTGACCATACGGTCATTAAAGGTGTCTTTGCTCTGTTTCATAATCAAGCCTCCATATCTGATGCTCATTTTTCTTTATCTTACGATAAGTCCGAGCAGTCATTATATCCCATACATCTTGTATCTTTTCAATCTTTTTGTAGCCAAGACGACTTATAACTTTTACTAATTGATTAATATCTGTGCCTTCTATGGGATTAACACAAGTAATTTTTGGTAGACGACCAAGATGTTTATTTCTGTATTCAAGAAGTTGTGTATGCAGACCTCTGCCCCTATACTCTTGTCTAATATAAGTATTTCCTACGAGGATAAAGTTTTGGCAAAAAAGAGAAGTAGTGTATGCTATTGGTAAATTACCATCATACATTACCCAATGTATAGCATCATCATATATATCTGGGTAGCCTTTTTCGCTTGCTTTTAGGAGGTCTGAACCCCATTCTTTGCATAAGTTTTCATGGTCTGATATTACACGAAATTTCATACCATCACTTGTGTTCCTGTGAGAATTAGACTTATTATACCTATCCCAGCCATTATGACTTTCTGTATTAGTTTGAAACCATTTTGAAGCACATCGTTCTGTATTTTAAGTTGACCTTCAAGACCTGCTAATCTTGAATCTGTGCGAGACTGCGCTTCCACTATCTTAACAGTAAGGGATTTTAAATCCCTTACATCTTCTTCAACTGCTTCAATTCTAAATTCTAAGACATCATTCGCCATTTTCAGCACCCTCTGGACTTGGGTTATTGTTTACATTTTCATTTTGTCTTGGCATTTCACCCATAGGCACTTGAGAGCCGTCTTTTCTGACATCCCCTTCTTCGCCTATCTCTGGAAGACCGATGATTTCTAATGATTGATTAAGACTTAGTATACCTGCATTATATCCAATGTTTACTCTTCGCATCTTATCAATCTTAGTTTCTTCATCAATTGGCTCGAAAACTAATTGTGGAAGGTCTGCCATAGTATGTGCAATATTTAATAATTCAAGATGCTTTGAGAATAACTCTCTGACAGATTGATTTAGAATACTTAACATTCTACGAATAGCGGTAGCAGACCATTGATTTGCTGTGTATGATGCGGCAAAGGTTGAACCACGCTCTTGACCCGCCGCCGTTCTTGGAACTTGCAGAACAGCCGCAATATCAGCGTTTACATTGTCAAGGAAAGAAGTAGTGTCTGGTATAGCCGTTCTTTGGTCAATGTGCTGAATACTTACATAGTCGGGGAAAATAGGCACTTGGTCGCCACGCAGAGACTCTAAGGTAGAAACTACTTGTTCCATAATGAATTTTAGTCTCTCCCTCTGCTCATTCGGGTCTTGTATGTGTGCTATTGCAGATTTGTCAATAGTTATGTATTGTTTTGTCATAGCGTCTTCAAGAGCAATTCTGTTATTCATGCTATTGTATTTTGCTCTGATTGCTTGTTTTAGAGAAGTAAATCTCGATGCGCCCCAGATACCGTATGTGACTCTTTCTTCATTGTCTGTATACCAATTGCTTCTGTAATCTGTTCTGATGTGCAATATCTCATCAACAGGTATTTCTTCAACGGTCTGTTCCCCTTCTCTTAGAATGTATCTCTCTGGGTTTATAATAGGATTAAATTCATCAATAGATGCAGTAAGAGGTCTGTTGTCTACTATTGTCATCTGGCCGACAGGCAGAGATTGTAATTCAGTAATGCCTTCTCTACTTGTTCCTACATATTTATTTATGTCATTTCCGTAGACCATCATGTTTCTCATAGCATTAATTAGGAAATCATCAAAGTCAAGTGTTTCTTCTGTTAATGTTTTAATAGCATCACGGATTCTTGCATTTCTGGCTCTTGAGTAGTCTATGTGGTAGTTGTTAGCCGTAAGGCTAACTGCTCTAACTGCACCGTTTAACTCTGGGTCTAATTTCAACATATCATCAAATAGATAGAAGTCATTGTCGTATTGAGCATTGTCTCGAAGTTTATCGGTCTCCTCAATAATATCACTCATTCCCGCCGCTAATACCAGAGGGTGTCTGTGTGATACATTATGTCTCATATCTGTTGATGCGGTGAAACTCATTTCTTCATCGTCAGCCTTGCCCCCAAAAAGTCGGCTGAACAGGTTTCTTCGCGCCATGTTGGGTTCATTGACAATATAATTAATAAATGAATGGGTAAACCAGCAATAATATCATATTACACTATGTTATATTATGCTCTATGATAGAAATACTATCATATTATGTTATTGTAGCCGAGATGCTATGGTGGCTCTTAATTTATTTCTTTTGGAAGCATAGAAAGAATAAAAAAAGAATTAAACGCATTATTGAGAGGCTAAATCGCTAATTCTTTTTTATTTCTTATAGTATTATACTTATTATAATAGAATATAGTAAAATTTGCTTTAATTTCCAACTTTTAGGAAAAAAAACAAAATTATGCTAACTTTTGAGCAGTTTATCGTTTATTTCTTTCTGAAATCTTTCAGAGACACAAAAATAATTACATTTATTAAGTAAGAAGTATCTAACAAACAACATGAACAGGGTTCAGAAGTTAGAGATTGTTTTGAAGAACATGAATCAATACAAAGGTAATAAGGTTGAATATGCAAGATGGCTTGCAGAAGAATACCCAGAGCATTCTTATGCGTCTTGGAAAAGTTTCTTAGATAGAGAAAATCAAAAAGAACCGGATTTGTTTCCAGACTATGAAAATAGATACAATAGTGCTATCCCTAAAGTCTGGGATGGTTCTGTAATGTCTCTTGCTCGTATGTTGCATAGAAGAGATAGTAGCATCAGTCTTGAGGCATGGAGAAATAGAATTAGGTCTGCTTATGACAATGGCGCAATTACAAGAACTGAAAAACCTAATTTTATTGTTGAACATCTAAAGAAAGCATCTTCAGACGGTGAAGACCTCTGGATGGCTATTGAAGAAAAGGCTAAGAAAGCAATAGCAGACATTGAACATAACCGATGGGCTGATATTCGTATGCAGACTCCCGAAGATAAATATATCGCAATAGCATTCGCAAGTGACCAACATATAGGTAATCCTTTCTGTGACCATGAAAGATTAAGACTTGATACAGAGATGATTGAAAGAGAACCTAATTGTTTTGTAATTCATGCAGGTGACTATATTGACAACTTTATTGTTGACAAACCACGACCCGCTATGAAAGCACCTATCCCCCCTTCCGTTCAATGGAAGTTATGCGAGCATTACTTAGATATGTCTGGCGATAGTCTTATGGCAATAGTAGCAGGTAATCACGATTTATGGACTGCCGGTATGACTGATTATGACCCTCTAAAGAAATTTGCAGAAGATAGGTCTATTCTTTATCATGCACATGAATTAAATATCAGACTATGGGTAAACGATGTTCCTTATCATATATCTGTAAGACATAAGCGCAGAGGTAATTCGCAGATAGACCCAACTCGTGTTATCAAGAAGATGTGGGATGACGGCGAAGCCGATTTTGACATTGGCGTTGTAGGGCATCACCATGTTCCTGTAATTGCACCTTTTACAAAACATGGAGTTGAAAGATGGGCTATTAGGCCGGGTGCTTACAAAATAGTTGATACCTTCGGTGAGATGTGCGGTTTCCCTCGTGAAAGACCGACTTGTCCGGTAGCCATCTTGTCGCCACATTCAAGAGAGATACAAGTCTTTTCAGATTTAAGGCACGGTATTAGAACACTAAGGGCTTTGAATGGAGAAGATGATAATGTCGAGGATTTGGGCTTCTAATAATAAAGAAGTTATTATGACAGAATTAACAGAAGATATGCTTGCGATTAATATATTTGCAGATGATATGGTTGTAGGCGTAATTATTACAAGAGAAGAGGCTAATATGCTTGCTCTGGGAATATCAGAGTGGGTCGGTCTCCCCATGTTCTACGGAGATGAAGAAGAGTGAGAGAAAATATATTAACTGCTTTCCACATGGAGAGGTCTAAATATGATGTTCAACATTTCTATGAATGGTTAGGTTATAATTGGGGCAACCACATAGGCGAATGGTTAGATTTATACGGAGACAGAGGAGATGCTCAAGTGCATCGTGTATGTATTATTGCACCAAGAGACCATAGTAAATCCACTACTCTTAGAATAAAGGCTCTGCATATGCTTCTTTTTCAGAAGTGGCGTGGTAAGCCTTTTAAGATGTGGTTGTTTTCAAGCAACAAAGATTTGGCGGCAAATCGTCTTGAAGAGATGAGACAGGATTTGAAAAGACACCCAGAGTTATCTCGTATGCTTGACCCTAAGAAAGGAAATAAATTAGAATTGCATCTTACTAATGGCGCATGGATAAAGGCTACATCAGTCGGTTCTGGTATTCGTGGTGAACACCCAGCCGCTATTATTCTTGACGATATACTTGATGACCAAAACGATATGTCCTATGAAGCATATCAAACTTGGTTTCGTAAGAAAATGACACCTATGCTTTCACCGGGAACATCAATTTTCTGTGTAGGCACTCCAATGTCTATGAATGATTTGTATCACACAGAGATGCTAAATAATCAGAGATGGAATAATTGGGTTAAAGGTTCAATTCTTAATTATGATGAATGGCGTAATGACCCAGACAACATTAAAGCCGTATGTCTTTGGCCGGAAGAAAGACCTATTGAGTTTTTGCTTGAGCAAAGAGAAGCAATAGGTGAATTAGCATTTACACAAGAATATCTATGTAAAGTGGTTGATGATGATTCTGCTGTATTCCCATCTACATTAACTCGTAAGAATCTTGACATTGATGCAGTATTGCAGAACGATAAGTTATACTCTGACGAATATGTAATTGGTTTTGACCCTTCACATGGTATAGGTAAAGACTATTCGGTTATGGTCTGCATGAGAAGAGACGAAGATAATAATTTGCATCTTGTAAATGTATGGCGCAGAAACGATTTCCCCCCTGTAAAACAGATAGACCAAATCGCAAGTTGGAATGAAAAATACGACAGACCTCTATTTGCTTTTGAGTCCGTAGGTTTTCAGCATCTGTATCAAAGTCTTATTCGTGAAAAGAATTTGCATCTGAATGTAAAGATGTCTAAGGTCAGCAATAAGATTTTAAAGCAAGGTCTAATGACAAGACTTAGGACATGGTTCGAGCAGGGAAGAATTATTTTGCCTTATGGCGACCACGATACTCGCAAGATGGTAAACATTCTATTAGACGAATTAGAATCCCATGTCTGGAAAGAAGGGGATATTCTTGACAAAGGTAGGCATAACGATATGGTAATGGCACTCGCACACGCAGTAGACCAATTCGCAAATATTACAAGCGACATCCCCATGATGGGTTCATCAGTAGATATGAACAAATGGGGAAAGCCAAGTAAGCAAAAAAATAATCGAAGGCCAAGAAATACCTCAAGCAAGTATGTCACATTTTTCTGAAAAAAATTTTTAAAAATTTCGAGAGGTGCTGGGCGACAGTCGGCTCGCCGACTGTCGGATTTTTGTAGCATCAAAAATATATTTTTAACCCCTACGGGGTTAAAAATAGGCTGAAAATTCTCCCGGAATTTCTATCTCTACGAGATAGAAATTTTTAGG